AGGTGATCTTGTAATGCGATAGGTATGGTCTTTGGCATGTTAGTGTGCGTTAAGCGGTAAAGTCTTCGATGAGCTCTATGTCTACGGACAGAGCTTGCCATGTTTCAAAATCAAAGCTGAGGTCATCATCGTTGAAGTATACAGGCACATCGAATGAACCTGTTGCTCTTATGATATGGCCCGCAGTAGTTGTAAACGTTACAATCCCTGTAAGGAGATCGATGGTGTGTGAGAGTGAGATAGCATTGTGTGTCAGTGTGATCCCCGCAACAGGCTTTGTTATATCTCGGTTTACCGTGGTCGGCCCGAATGTATAGGGTTTAACAAGCTGCATTGTTTCATTAGTGGCACCAGTAGCGGTACCAATGATTACGTTCGCGAGGGAATAATCTGCCCAATCCTTAAAGCGGAACCCATGTACAGGGCCCAAGCAGGAGATGTAGGTGGCAACCACAATATCACGATCTGCAGGTGTAAGATTGTTGAATGGTGCTTTAAAACGGTGCAAAGGGAGGGAGCGCTCAGCATTCCTCTTAACTCGACCCGATTTGAGGGCGACACGAGTGGTTTGCCATGTAGGACTACTTGTGAGTCCATATGCTACTTTGTCCAGTAATCGGGCGTCAATAAAGCTCATGGTTACCTATTCCTCATTGCTGCGCGTCGTTGGACTCGTGCAACAGCCGTTGCGGTTTGATCTGCTGTGTCCCTTCGGTACGCTGGAGGTAAGTTTACAGTAATGTGAGTTCCACCCGTCCCAGCGGTTGTAGGGACCACACGCCCCTCCTGACCACTCAGAAGATAAGACTTACCTGCTGAATAAAACATCTCTGGACCTTGTTCGGCTACTCGATGGATTTTACCAGGACGCACAGGGCCACCAGATGCAAGGCCAATCCCCATCCAATCACCAAGACCTATTGCATCCCCACTACCACTACTGCCACCACCCATACCATAGAACTGTTGTGGGGACTGCCCTCCGCTACCTCCTACTGTTGCACCTGTACCACCTCCGAATGCACTATATGCTTGCATTCCAAGTTTTAGCCACTTGAATATTCCGCCACCTCCACCACCACTACCGCCACCAGTTTGTTTCTGTGCCATCCAATTGCCCATAGAGGTGGAGAGGCTTTCTACAAGAGGATCGATGATCAGGAGTCGCAGGAGGATCTTCCATAATTCTTCAAGCAGACCCTTAAATCCTTCCTTCAGACTATTGGTGCCATCAAGGACACCCTCGAGAGCATCACCAATTGCATTAGCTCCCTGAACACCCGCTTGTGCCCATTCACCTGTAAGAGCTACTTGCTCTTCGAGGAGGCGTCGATGTTCCGCGATTAGAGGTGCTGTTTCTTCCCACAACTTACCAGCTTCTTTCAGTTTGTTAATGTACACAGTCATAGGACCTTCAATCTCTTCGAAGATCCTAAGGCTATTAGGGCCTGAAGCCATTGCAGCAACTTTCTGGGCAAGCAGATCAGTTTCCTCTCTAGCGTTCTGCATAGCCTTTGCCATTCTATTAAGTTCGGCTATACGTGCTTTAGCTTCAGCAGCAGCTGCTTTGTCCGCTGCTATATTACGCTCTTTAGTAGCAGCAAGTGTATCGCTGGCTTCCTTCTCTGCCATAATAGCAGTGGTCATTTCTGCTTTGAGTGCTAGGATCTGCTGCTCACTGAAATACTGTGTGTCAAGGCTCTTCACGAAATTATTTATGGCCAATGTCACTGTGTTATAATAGTCAAGCTCGTCCGCACTCCCCATGTGACCAACTTTCTCGTTGATTGCATCAATCTGTTCTCGTGCATCTTTAAAGGCTTGAAGTTGGTCCTCACCAAATTTCTTTTTATCCTCTTTAGCCTTATTAAAGTCGTCCATTGCTTTTTGTGCATTATACACTCGCTCAGCGAGGACGGAGAACCAGAACCCAACACCTTCCACGGTAGGCATAACAGGGTGGTTAAGTATGTTGGCTAGTTGGGCTGCAGCTTTTTCTACCCCGCCGATGTCTTTAGCTAAACCCCTTGCTTGGGCCATTGCAGTTTGGAAACGGAATGCTTTATCTATATCCCCGCCAGGTGTAGCATTAGTTCTATTGAGAATGTCAAGCTGCGCAACTAGATCATCGACTTGCTTTGTAAAGTCCTTAAATGACTGAGTAGAGTGATCTGTTTCGTTAACACCATCCTTCAGTTTCTTTTGGACGTCATCAAGAGAAGACCCTACGTCATCCATAACCAAGTCCAGCCCATACCACGCGGCTACAAGTAATAAGATAGATCCCACAAGCTTTAATATAAGAGCAGTGAGACCACCAATAGGGTTCACTGTCATTGCTATATTGAATAACCATTGAGCTTCAGCGGCACCTAGTATAACAGTACGTAGGATCTTAAAGAGGCCCACTGCAGCAGTAAAGCCTCTGAGGATTAACCCACCTGTGAAGGGTAGCATTGCTATAGCGAGGGCAAGAAAAGCTTTTACGCCACTATGGACGCCTGCAGTCATTAAGTTAATTACGTCTGTAAGTCCATGGATTAACCCAACGAGAGCACCCGTAAGACCGGTACTTTTATCTAGTGCAATGGTAAAGAGGAACCAAGCAGTATTCAGATTCTCCATTGCGCCGGCGTAAGTATTTACATTCTCAGCTGCAGCGGGAGCAAATAGGTCTTGAAGAATATTCGCAAAACCAAGAACATCCCTATCCGCGAAGACCTCACCGGCCTTCATCATTTCATTTAATTTCTCGGTTGTTATGTGCATTGAGTCAGCCCACAACTTAAAGGCACCTGGGAGACGATCACCCAATTGGCCCCTGAGCTCTTCTGCTTGGACTGTACCTTTGGACATCATCTGTCCTAATGCACGGAATATACCTTCAACATCACCACCTTCTAAGCGCAATGCCGCAGCTGCGGTAGCTACCCCAAGGAATACTTTTTTGACTCCCTCACCCTCCAGGGAAGTGCCCCTAGCGGAAGCTGTAAGTTGTGCGAAGGACTTTGAAGTTGCCGCAATATTAAGACCCAACGAGGTGGACGTAGCAATAACGAACTTCATGCTCTCATTAGCTTCTACCACACTGCCCGTTGCAGCTCTAAGACGCCCCATCGCAACAGTCCACACCTTGCTGTTCTCAATCATAGCACGGGTTAGTAATCCTGCTACTACTGCTAGAGCGGTAAATGCAGTAATCATGAGGAGCGTGTGGATAGTAGTGCGTGAAGCTAGAGCACCAAACGTGCGCAAACGTGCTCCAACACCTGATAGAGGACCAATAGCGAGAATCGTAGATGACTCCAAGTTCCGCATCATCTTAGAAAATGCGGCCCCCTTCTCAGTATGTAGACCCGCATTGAATTTAGTTAAAGAGTCCCGCCCCTTATTCGTTTGTTCAGTGAACGTTTGGAACGAGCGTTTGATCTTGATGATGTTACCATCTGCAGCACGGACTTCTTCAGTGAGCCGATTAAAGGATTTTGCTACCGCTTGAATGTTTGTGTCTAACTGACCCTTGTCTGCCACACGACGCATTGAAGCTTGGAGATTTTGCGCAGTCATAAGAGCTTTGCGCATTGCAATTTCTTGTGCAGCCATCGCTTTAGCAACGGTTTGCCCCGCAGTAGTTTGAGATTTGGCGGCTTGATTTACCTCTTGACGATATTGCCTAATATCTTGAATGCCAGGCTTAAGACTCGAAGTATCAAAATTGACACCAAAGGTAATTTCACCGATCCGCATTACCTATCTCCTTTGCTTGCGCGTCCTATTAAGACGCGCATCTCGCTCTTTTTCATCCCGCGCCAACTTCTCTTGAAGATCCAAGTGCGCCCACCAATACTCAATGTCCTCTATCGTCGCCTCTTCTATAACCTCGTGATAGTACTTACTATGTGCTAAGGCGTAGGCGACGACTGCTCTTCTAAAGGGCTTTTAGTTAGGACCTCTCCTGCCTTAGTAATATCAAGACCAGTTAGATCGGTGATTGCCTTTTGCAAACGGATAAGATCATCACCGAACGGCCACGAAAGAATCATAGGGCCATCGGCTTCATCGAAGATGTGTTCATCTGTGCCAGGAACGTATGTGTAATTGACAATCATTTGGATCATGCGCTGCATGACATCCTCAGTGTCTTGAGCTTCCAGGATGGACTTAAGAGTGGGTTGATGTAGTTCAATTTCCGCGCCGAACAGTGTAACCATGGTAGACTTTGGCTTGAGTACACCAAAGACTTTCGTGCGGATCTGGTCACGGGATGTATCATTCATGGTAGTTCGCCTATTGCTTGTGGTTGGAGAAGTAAGGTGACCCGATACTTGGGGTCACCTCCCGTACTTCAGTTTTCAGTACTTCGTTAGACTTCTACGTATTGCCCAGTACCTTGTAGTGATGCTTGGAACGTGTTCATGTTACTGAGACCCCCTGACAACGACACATCAGTTACAACAAAAGCGCCTTCAATACCATCGAGTGGTGTTTGCGTAATCGCACCCTGGGGCAAGTAACGCACCTCGTAGGTGTTCAGACCATCCAACCAGCTCGTCAGTAGCTTCTGAATTGCCAAGCTCATGGTAGTAGCTGTGTGACGCCAACTGAATGGATACTTTGCAGGTGCATTGTTTGTTACATCAGGAACCTGCAACATCCAGCTCGTTTTCTCTTCTTCCAACGCGCCAACAGCTCCTGATTGGCCCGTAGTACTCAACTTGAAGAATCCACGTGCTACGCTGGAGCCATCACCAGCAGGATCGATCTCGATGATTATTTCTGATCGAGCAATCAATATGGACTTGAAGTTCTCCGTTGCGTTGAAGATTCCAGTCAGCTCCAAGGCTACCGTTTTTAGCCCCGAACGGTATATGCGCGTACCGTTGTTTGCTTGAACAGTGCTGAAGCAGGACTCATCAATCGCGTCAGCACTCATTGTGAGTGTGTAGGAGTTTGCACATCCTGCTGCAGCTGTTGGGAAGTACTTACCCGTAACTGTCACTGCACCTGCAGGAGTGTAGGACGCAATGAATGTTACCTGACCAAAGAGGTAGTCAATGTTCAGGATGTTGGGCACCGCAATGAGTCCACCATCATTGAACGTGAGTGCTTGACTACGATCCCAAATTTCCTTCGCCGCGTTGGTGATCTTATAGGTTTTGCCCGACACTAAGGTCATTGCTTCGGACGTCATGGTTGTAGGAGTACCAACGCGCTTCAGTTCGGCTTTGTAACCTGCAAAGCCCTTAAAGATTGCATCGCTGGATACTTTCCACGACTCAAGCCCAATTTCACTGGACTTGTAAATTGCACCAAGGATCGTGTCATCAATGCTCTCTCCCTCTACATCGAAAGCACCTTGCGAGCCAGGCAGGCTGTACCACAGTGTGCCGCCATCACTTGAAATCTGAATTGCCTTTGCTGCCATCTGAAATTCTCCTTTCTACAGGGGTAACCTGTTGCTATTCGCGACTATCTGCGGCTCGATGATAAGTGCAAAATTGACCGAAAATAGGGGACGCATATTCGCGTCACGCCCGATGCACCCCAAATCACCATTTTGCGTGACTGACACCCATCGGTCGAGTAGGATGTCTTGAGATGTAATACCTAACAATAAATCCTTCACTGCCTTTGCTTCTCGGAATGTAGCTGTGTAACTATTTATTGGACCTCTAACCATGATTTGTAATGACGGGAAGTCCACTAGCCATTTAGGATTGGGTGTTCTTCCACCCGTGTCCATAATCATGATAACCTTGTCGGGCTTATCTGGCATTTGCCCAACCTCAATCTGCCACCCACTTGACGCTGCATGCGACGTGAGAATGGTCTTCGCGCCTTCAGATGCTGGATACTCGCTCATGAATTCCTCTCTATCCTAGCGATTATATCATCAATATCTTGTCTAGTTGGGTTCTCTAAGGACCTTATACGCGCACCTGTGTCGGTTCTCCTTGGTGGTGCTTTCTTGGTTGCTGCTGCACGCTTTGCGGCCACACGTAAAGCTTTACGCATAGCATACTCAATACGCTCTTCAATCTTGCCTTCTGTTATGTCGATTGCGTCGCTTAAGAACTTTGCTTGTGTCCCGTGCGAGTGGTAAATGTCCGTCATCTCGTGCACAAACAAGCCATAATAGGGGTTATTACCCTTTGCATACCCAATGACAACTTGCTTTTTACTGCCACTCCCAATTACTTCAAGGAAGCCTGACGCTTTAAGTTTCCCAGTATGTACAGGAACAAGCTCTTGTGAAAGTGCATATGCAGGCTGTAATCCATACATGATAGCATCAGGAGTCACACCTTCTATGAAGTCGAGGATACCTAGAATCTTTTC